ATGATTACCGAAGACAAAATTACGGAAATTTTCTGTATCGCAGACGACTTTTGCAAGTATTTTTCATCAGAGCTGAAGAAACATCAGATAGCTGACGGTAAAAAGCATCGGAACAAGTCCTGCAAACTCTCGGAAGCCGAGGTGATTACAATCCTCATACTATTCCACAGCAAGGGATTCAGATGCCTCAAACACTTTTATACGCAGTATGTGTGCAAGCATATGCGACACCTGTTTCCGCAAACCGTATCATATAACCGTTTCGTGGAATTACAGAAATCAGTGGTTCTGCATTTGACTATGTTCATCAAGGAAGTTCTGTTGGGAACGTGCACCGGAGTTGCCTATGTTGATTCCACTCCGCTCAGAGTCTGCAAGCACCAGCGGATTCCAATACATAAGACATTCAAGGGATTGGCGGAACGTGGCAAATGTTCAATGGGATGGTTCTTCGGTTTCAAGCTGCACCTGATAATAAATGATCGCGGCGAGATTCTGAGCTTCATGTTCACACCCGGCAATGTCGATGACCGCGAGCCATTGTACTCGGAGTCATTCATCGGGAATGTCAAAGGAAAACTCTGCGGTGACAAGGGATATATAGGCAAACAACTCTTTGAGTTCCTGTTCATGAACGGAATACAGCTTGTGACAAAAGTCAAGAGCAATATGAGAAATTCACTTATGTCTGTCGCTGACAAGATCATGCTGCGAAAACGCGCTCTTGTAGAGTCTGTCAATGACGAGCTGAAGAATATCGCACAAATAGAACACTCAAGGCACAGGTCGTTCACAAACTTTATTACCAATGCCCTGAGTGCTATTGCGGCTTACTGTTTCTTTCCTAAGAAACCATCTATTTCTTTGGAATACGTTTTCGACAATCAGCTTACTTTGTTCTGATTCCTTATATCGAACTCACGTTAAATACAACGGTAGTGCTCGTAGAAGTAAGCCAGTAGGAGGTGGAGTCAGTTCCCGGCTTACCATCTTCACCCGGAGGACCGGGTGTACTGGAACCGCCGCCTTGACCATCTTTTACGACACCTATGATTGATTCAGCTACAAAATTATCGGTCCAGCTATTATTATCGCTCAGATTTTGATATGCCCTCACTACGTAAGAACTATCGTAGGAGCTTGGAGTAATTACTACGCTGGATCGCTTCGAGCCTGAATAGTCATGATCACTAATTGTTCCATTTCTGTATTTTTTCACCCTGATAAAAAAATCACTGCATGTCATCGCATCACTGGCCCCTGTCTTTTTCTTGCAATATACAGTGATGCTGCCAGGAGAAAACACGCCGCTTGATGAATAAGCAAAGTTACTTCCGTTTGATGTTAGCCAATAGGACGTGGCATCAGTACCGGGCTTGCCATCTGTGCCCGGCTTCCCATTTTCTCCGTCTTTAGAATACCGTGCCCACAAAGAAGGTACGGAAAAATTTCCCCATATTCCGTTATCCTTTATGCGCTGAGACACCCATTCATACGCATACGAAGAATCAACCCCTACCGGGTCATCAGTCCATCCGGACGCTAAATATTGTTCGTCAGGGGTGGTAGGCTTTATTCCTGTACCTGTTCTCTTGTAGATAAATTCGTGTTCTTTACCATCAACACCGTCTATACCATCCCTGCCATCTTTAACAATTCCGAATGCTATTTCATCTACATAGTTATTGTTCCAAGCCTCCGCATCTGTTTTGTTTTCGTAAGCGCGAACAGATAAGGCTGTCGTTGTTTTAGAGGGGGCAACAACATGTGTGCCCAATGTTGAATTTACCAGAATATTTGTACCGTTTGCGTCCACCCTTCTGTAGACAACATAGAGAGAATTGCAATTCTCGACAGGATTAGTTCCTATTTGCTGTTTACATCTTACTGTTATAAAGATAGGCACAACACTATTCGGTCTGATAATAACCTGTGTAGCACTCGCCGTAAGCCAACGTACTACAGCGCCCTCGCCTGGCTTACCGTCTTCTCCGTCTTTAGAATACCGTGCCCACAAGGAAGGCGCAGAGAATCCGCTCCATGTCTCACCGTCTTTTATGCGCTGAGACACCCATTCATACGCATACGAAGAATCAACCCCTACCGGGTCATCGGTCCATCCGGACGCTAAATATTGTTCGTCAGGTGTAGCGGGGCTTGTCTCTGTTTCGGTCCTTCTATAGATATATTCGTAGATTCTCCCGTCCTTACCGTCTTTACCATCGCTCCCGTCTTTGACTATCCCGAATGCTATTTCATCTACATAGTTATTATTCCACGCCTCCGCATCCGACTTAACAGCATAGGCGCGAACAGAGAGAGCGGTAGTTGTCTTTGATGGGGCTGCAATAGTGGAACTTGTCGGGTTAACACTTGCCGTAACCTTTGCACCGTCCGCATCTACTCTTCTGGTCGCAAGATAAAAAGAGTCGCAGTTCTCGACAGGGCCGGCGCCCGTCTGCTTCTTGCAGTTAACAATAGTCCATATTGGTACGACACTGTTCGGCCGTATGACCACCTGAGTGGCATTGGCAGTAAGCCAGTATGAAGATGAATCAACTGCATAGGCTTGTTTTAACCAGTCCTGATTCGAGTCCGAAGGCTCGGATGTCGTTCCGTTTTCATTCACACAAAGCCACATCGCACGATTATAAGAGACACGGTCATAATATGCGTATCTTTGTCCGGAAACATATTCTCCTTTCTCAATCGGAACCCGAATAGATTCCCCTGTAATATCATCAACCTGGAATATTTTACCGGACATGATGACATTTTGAAATACAGCGGAATATTTAGAGCAATCAATGCCGGCGACGATACGATTTTTCTTTTTCCCAATCCAGCTTTTTTCCTGCGCCGGTTCTACGTCCCACGTATTTGCATCATCAAAAAAGGTTATGCTATTGTTACCTAATGTCGAGTCTATCATTATATAGGTCTGACGTTCGGCATCGGTAAAGTTCCCGGTCTGAGCAAGTGTCATAGACGTAGCTGGAACAGATCCGCTTCCGGGTTTAGGCACAACCAAGAATCCTCTCTCTCCGGAAAATGCCGTTACACGGAACTTCATTTCTCTGAATCCCTTGAATGCACCTGATTGTGAGTCTTTGTCATGCCAGTATGCTAACAGGATGTCATCTACTTTAAAAGATAACGCTTCTCCTTCTTCCAATACGGGAAGAACCAGCCATGTATTTTCATCTACCGTAATGAATTGCTCAATGACGCATCCTCCGCCCGGACTGATTATCTGCCGGCCTTTTAATACTATCGCTCTATTATACCGGAGCTCAGGAACGGATAAGAAACCACGTAAAACAAGCCCCCTCGCTTCAATGTCACCGTTTTCGTCAATGATAGCTCCACTTATACCAGGCGTAAAGTTTCCAAAACTAGCGCCTTTCTTAAATAAAGAAAGCGCATGCGCTATAATTCCGCGCAAAAACGTAATGACACCGGATGCGGTATCATCGTTTTTCTTGCTGATATAAAGTTCTTCGATTTTCTTTAATGCAACTTCTATCGCTGCATCTATCTCCTTTAAAGTGCGCTTTGAAGAAAGCGTATTATCATCGGTTAATTCCGTGGTTGTATCCGATTCGGCAATGATACGCGAACGGATTTCTAACAGTGTCCGGAGCGAAGACAGTACGTTGCTATCGGTAAACGACTTTGTATCGGTAGCCTTTACAATGTCAACCGAAGCACCTCCACCGCCTCCGCCGTTAACAGTAACGCCGCCGGTTGCCCGGGTGATAACAGTCCCGGCCGGATAGTTCTTTGACCGGGGCTTCGCAGGTATGGATGCAGTTTTAATATCTACCATTTTCAATCATCTTACAATTAAACTGATTCATCGCGAAGTCAATTGTACCGCCCGTGATCATAAACCGTTTGTTTGGCTGAAACTTATCGGTCATAATTGTGATAGGCGTAATTACTTCGTCATCTATTAATACCTGCGTAAGCTTTGTTTTAGTATACCCGTATTGATTAATAATGCGCCGGATCAAATGCTCTTCCGGGCGTACTAATTTCTGTTCAATAGAAGAATAGAGGTTATCGGTTAGGTAATTATCGCCCAGCATGACTTTCGAATAGCACGCTCCATCATTATTGTAACTGGATATCTTAAATTCGATTTCGTCTAATTCGTTAATATAATCCTCATTTATAACATTCTCGTACGTGCGATCCGAGTTGTCAGACAGTTCGCTCAGATCATCACGCAATTTATAATTCATCTTTAAGTCTTTTATATAATATCCATATCCATCATTAGCAGTATTATGAATCTCATCTTTCCCCCCTGTATTAGTATGTTTATAATTCTCCGTTAATTCATACAGACAAAATTTAATTGCTCCCGTTAATATCCTGTCTTCGGGCAACGGTATCACACGTCCCTCTAAACCGTCATAAGGCATAGATAGTTTTTTTGTATTTACGTTGCTTACAAAACTGTCCCCTGTATAGTCCTTTAGCAAAAACTCTATATCAAAATAAGCGGAAGAATCTTTTACCCAATCGCTCCCATCAAAATAATCTTCTCCGATTGAAAGAGAACATCGCATATCAAGCCATCCGGATTGCTTTACATACCCTATAGTTAAATCCGTATTCATTGTCACCTGTACAGACAAACTGATAGATATCGCCCCGTCAGCGTATGGAGCCACCGGAAGAGGATTCGCAAATTCCAGTATCGGAGCTCCGTTTATCTGAAACCCTTTTTCTCTGTAACTCCGGACCTGTATAAGATTCTCCCAGTTATAATTAGTAATATCCGGCTCGCCGTTGACCATATTATACTCACAACGCTTTATCAGCATAGCACCGATAACGTCGTTCGGATTATTTTCATAATTATTCAGATCCTTGTCAGACAATGGGACATCATTGTTTTTTTCATAGCGGTAAAGTTTGTAGGTATTCGGGAGATAGAAACGTTTTAGGGTAACGTGATTTTTCTTTTCTATTTTTGATTCCAAACCAAACCGCTTTAATTTATTAAACTCTTCTTCCGGGAAAACATCACCGATATTGTAATTTGATGTTTTTACGGTAACTTTATTGTAACCACCCAGAATATCGAGCGTATGATTATCGCCGCTAAAGGTTACTTTCTGGACACTGATAGTAAATCCCCTCACAGTTGTATATGTGGAAAAGTCCAATGTGTACTTATAGTAATCACCTGCATGATCTACATCTACGAAGTAAAGGTCACCCTTCCAATCTACACAAGTCCAGTTAAGAAACCTGCATAGCTCTTCAAGCACCTCTTTTAATTTCATCGGTTTATCATCTTCATCAAAGAAGTTCTGTTCACTTATCGTCATGTCCTGTAAAACATTCCTCCACGCTGTATAATCCGATTCGCTCCCGGCATAAACATGCGGGAGGTACACAGATGAATAAGAACCGCGGGACTCAGAAACGCAACGGGTTAATAATTCCCAAAGGGTTACGAATCCTTTCCCCTCTTCGCTTTTTTGCTTATACTCAATATATTCTAAAACGGACATGGCACTAATGCACTCAATCTCCAATTCAAATATAGTACCGCTATAATCCTGCGTATATAATTCCGGCTTGATAAAGCCACACCACGTCACGGACCCGGCACGCTTGAATATTACCCGATATTGCCGGTATCCGGTAGAGTAAAGGCTTTGCAAATGGTCACCTCCGACCACCCTTATGGCTGCCGTTGAAAAACGAACAGGAGTATAAAGAAAGTCATCATCTGCAATCTCAACGGAAAAGGGAGCTTCACCACTGCCCGTCAACTCGATAACCCGTCCGGTATACCCCTCTTTCTGAATCTCTACCAAGCAAACATCCTCTTTCCGTGACCGAAAAGGAAGTGTATATATCGTTCCGTAACTCATAATGGCTTCTTCCCTTGTTTTTTCAATGTGTTATTTATAGAGAGAAAAATATCTGTCCCGATTACCCTGGCTTTCCCGAACTCTACCTGAACTTTATTTTCAGACGGTGAGATCAATCCGGCCAGATGCCCTACTGATGGCGTGATATTCGATCGCTCAACATTCAACCCTGCATATAACTTTGAATTGAGCATTTTAAATAGGTTCGCTTGTTGCGAGCCGTTCAAGATCATTTCGCCACTATTTAGCATTGCAGGAACTTTATCACCTGCAAACGAAATTCCAGGAACGATACCGCCGTTTGCAAATTTGGGAATACTTGCCATTGCGGCAATTATCGCTGCAACCCCAGCAACCCCCATTGCAATACCGACGAATGGAATACCTGCATGTGCTTTTAGTGCCTCTGAACCAGCCGCCAAAGTATTTGCGGATGCGCTTTTTGTAGCGGAAGTGGCCTCTATTTCGTTAGCCGTAGACATTTCTAAGATTTTTGGGATAGCTTGTGCTATAGTTCCTATTAGGCTGCTGCCCCACTGCAAAACAGATGCAGTATTGCTATCAAACAGGCCGGATAAGCTGCCCATTACATTACTTACATCTCCTAAAGAGTCAGCATATTGCTGATTTAAATCAACATCCTTCTTTTTAATAGGTGATTCAAATTTAGGCAGTTTCATGTTTCCAATCTCTTCCCTTAAATCAAAAGAACTCTGCTTTTTGCTGCCTGCATTATTTTGATAGGCAGAATATATATCACCTGTCACATCTGATTCTTTCTGCATGGAACGAAGCTCTTTCAATGTATTTTTTAGCTTGTCGATCTGAGATTGAATGAATGTTTGCTGCTCGATATCTATTGCTTTGGATAGTGCACTTTGTCTTTCTGCAATCATTTCACTATACGTGCTTTCCAACTTGGCAAACTCCGTACCGGAATCAGAATAAATCTTAGCTATATCCGGAGCTTTAGAGGCTGGCAATAACAATTCACCATCTTTCATTTCGCCATGCTTGATTTTAAACGCCTCCTGCTCAACCAACATTTTAATATTAACCTTTTTCTTCTCGAGTTCGTTAATTGCAGCTTGAACAGTTGCACGAGCCTGCATCGTTGTTTCTTCAGACAGTTTTTTATTAAGGCGGGATATCTCAGCATCATACCATGCAAGTGTATCCTTTAAGGGTTTTTCATCTTTGTCTTCTTTTGAATCTTTCCCGCCTGCCTGCGATGCTCTATTTGCGGTTTTTGTCATTGACTCGTAGGCTTGTTCGGCTGCAAAAGCTTCTGATCTTATGCCATATAATTTATTTAACCATTCATCGCTCCCTTTAACAAGCATACCATTATATACTATAGCATCTTGATATTTTGCTATCATGGGAGCCATGGCCTTATTATACGATTCATAATCAAGCGTCTTTACCGTTGACCAGCTTCTATTCATGCCTGCCCCAGTCATTACAGTCTCCACCTTTGTATATTTCTTACGTAGTGTAGCTTCCGCATTTTTAAAATATTGATACTCTTTCTCCGCTTGTTTCTTTTCAGCGTCCCCCATGGCGCTAACGTCGAAACGGGTAACCCGGTCTACACTCACCATTGACACATCGGCCGCACTTATTCCGGTGGATGCAGCAACAAGCGCCTGCACCGCTTCCGTAGATCGCCTGCCAAGTTGACCTACAATTTCCCGTTGATCCTTTAAAACAGCATCCAGTCGCTTTTGGGCTTCCTCTTTTTGAGCTCCTGTTGAATCTTTATCTTTTAGTATTGTTATTTGCTTTTGAAACTCCGCCTGATTTTTCATATTAAAATAGCCGTACGACATTTTTGTATTTCCAAGCTGATCCATCGCATTGTAAGCTTCACGAGCCTTCCGTATCGTTTCATCCAATCCATTAAAAAACGGTGTCCAGTCCCCCGAGCCAATCGAATAGAAAAAGTTGTCTACAGCCCCCTTTAGACCTTCAATCGTTCTATTGTATTCATCGCTTAGTGTTTGGCTGCTATTCATTAATTTATTGAATCCTTCATAAGCCCCCACCGCAACGCCAATTGTCCCGGCAAACTTCATTATACCAGCCCCAGCTGTTTTTGCCACACTTAAAATATCATTCTGATAGCTGTTAACCGAACCCTTCGCCCGCTTTAGGTTTGCATCGAAAGCATCCGATTTAAGTATCAATCTTGTAATTATATCAGCCATGATTTATCCCTTTTTCAATTAGTTTTGCTTTTTCCCTTAACCTCTCCATCTCTGCATCTGTAACCGTAGTTTGCCCTTTCTTTTCCTTTTCATCCTCCCATGGGAAACAAAGTATATCCGACGGCTCCAAATCCTTTGTACTGTTTGCCTGAGCGATGACATACGCAATGATTCTGGTCTGCTCCCAGCTTTCCCGGTTACGCCTGCCTAATCCCTCTAAGAAGTAGCGAACTTCTGCGAGCGTCATCCGATCGAGGAAATAATCAGGCGCAATACCGCCCTCACCTACAACGAGGGCGTAGAGTTCCCGGATACTGCACGCTTCTTCGGAGTCGTCTTTTTTTTTGTGCTATCTGCTGCCTGTTCAAGTAGTTCAATCTCTTTTACGAAGAACTCTTTGAAAGAGAGAAACAGAGCCGGATCAGACTCACACGCCTCTATAAATTCATCAAAAGGCATCAAGAATGTATCTTTGTTATTTGCCAGAAGAATAGAGTAAAACAGTAGATATTCGTCCAACGTCCGGCCGAACGAAAACTGCCTACCCGTGAGGTTTTCGAAGATAAAGAAGGCACGCAATGTATACTTTAAGACATACTCCTGTTTTTTGATAGTGATCGTTTTCATTATGATAAGTTTTTTGAGTTAGAAAAAGAAAAGGCGGGATTCCCGCCCTTTCCATCGTTTACGCGGTCGGATCATCTACTATACCTCCATCTCCGGACACTCTGGGGGTAAGTTTTCCCGTACCTTCGAATGTGGCAGAGAAAGTCGCCTTATCTCCGTCAGGCGCATTTAATTCCAGATTTGTAATCAAAACATTACCGGAATAGGATGCGGCCGGAAGGGTCCAACCTGCCGCCGGTACTCCATCCGCATTTGCATTTGCCGGAATACCAAATTTCGCCTCAACCGGCTGGCGGTTTAACATCAAGTCCAACAAGGTATCATAACCACTTACCTTATCATCCGCACTGAACAGGTTTTCACTTGAACCGTTCCATGACAATTGCTTAATGTCCTTTTCGGCCCAAATACCGGAATCCTTGCTTTGTGTGTCGATTGTCTCTGCCGAAATTGACAGTTTACAGGATGTCGCTAACGCCAGCGCCTTCCCGCCGACAAATAGCATTAAATCTTTTCCTAATACTGATTTCGCTTTACTCATTTGTCATTCGTTTTAAAATTAAACACTATATTTACCGCGTACGCATCTATTTCCTGAAGGTACTCCACATCTATAGATGACACCGTACAGTCATTTACCGTAAATTTGGCATATCCCGCCCGTACGCCTTCCAGTTTATAACGGATCTCGTTTGCCATCTCGATCGTTTCACTCGCCCCTTTGCCTACAACCGTTACCTGAACCTGCGTGTTGTCCTGTCCCGCACCGTCCTTTGTGTAGTCAGGCTGAATAGACAAACCGCCATATACGATATAAGGGTATTGGGAAATACCTTCAGGAATAACGATAGGGAATATCCGCTCTCCGAACTTCGACGCGACAACGGCACTTAAGCCAAGCACACTGCTTATATGTTCTCCTATTAATAAACTCATCTCTATAAATATATCTATTTCTTTACTTCGGCTCCCGCACTCCTGGCGCAAGAAGCTATTCTCGCATTGAGTTGACCGGCCAAATATTGCTCCGTGGCAACCTTCGCCCCGTCCACCGAACGTCTAAAGAATCCTCTGGCGGAAATAACCCCTCTATTGGCCGTACGTCCGGACTTGGATCTTGTTCTTTTGAACGCAACCCTTTCAATAGTCCCTTTATTTATAAACCGGAGGATCATTGCCCGGTCCTTGCCCCAATATCCGTCTACCTGCTCCGTGCGCTCAGATCTTTTTCTATGCCTTAATATGCCACTGGCGCCGCCTGTCCTAGTAATCGAAGCCCTTATAACCTTACCGCTCCGGCCGGATTTAGGGTTATTAAGACTGACAGTAGCCCCCATCCCCTCACGATAAACTGATATTTTGACTCCTTGAACAGCTTTTCGGGGATCACTATGAACTGAACTCTTATAACCTTCTTTTACTGCCTTTTGCGTGATCTTCATCGCATTTCGCAAAATCTTTTTTCTTTCAGCTTTGGGGATGGCATTTTCAATATCAATCTCGTTTAACAGCTTCACAACCTGGCTGACATCTATATCCACAACCTTATGCCCTCTTTGGGCCCCCGGATTGTTTTTGTAATATCCCATTTTCTAACCTCCTTTCTCTGTTCCCTCGTCAATCTTTGTGGCTATAATCGTAGCCGATCCATCCTTCTTAGAAGCGTTGAAGCTCTCAATACGATAAGTGCTATCATTCCACGTGATACGCTGCCGGTCATGGATCTTATTCGTATATCGCACCAGGATCGATACCGTATTGGGCAACCAAACTTCACCCGCCGTTATAGCCCTCACACCTTTGTTATATGTAACCTTCGCCCAACACGTGTACGATGGCTCCCATGAGGTAAGCTGTTCGCCGTATTTGTTGCGGATGGTGACAGGAGATAAAAACCTGATCCGGTCATTTAAAGTACCACTCTCTATCATGGCTCTAATTTTATCCAGGGTTTCAACATATAATCAAGCGTATAAGGGACAATAGCCTGAGAAAGACCACTAATCGGTTCACGGTTCTTGTAAAGTTGCGCAGCCATCATCAGGATAGCGATATACAACATTGCCGGAAACCCGGCATTTTTATCCGATTTCCTTTTTTGGTTTTCCATGACCAACTCTTCGTAACTCCTGCGGGTAGTGTTGATGATAGCATCTTCCGAGGCTACCCCGTACATTACAATAAGATCATCATCCTCTTCAAAATCAATCTTCATTTGTCTTTTTAGAGCATCAAGCGATACGATGCGAAGTTTATCTACAGTCATAACAGATCTTTTTCGGGGTATAGGGCGGCACTCCCAAAATATCCGCCCTTCCCAGTTATTGATATACGTTTATCCTCCAACTCCGGCAGCCGTACAGTCACCCAGCAAGAAAGCCTCCTTACGAAGGGTTGTCATGCTCCAATCACCGTTAAGGGTCAATACCGTTGTATCCTTTGAAGCCTTGGTGTAAGGATCCACAATAAAGCGCTGCTCGCCAAACTGGCCGAGCGCTTGGTATGACCAAACACCCAATCCTACATGAATGCCCCCATCGTTGTTGATGTAATTTGTACAGAAAACAGGAACACCGGCGATTTTATCATTCTCGATGATCATCAGACCGGAACCGGCATCACGGGGAGTCGATTCAAGCATGGATTTTGTGTATTCATCCATCACGTAACAGAATGTACCATCGGAAATGATACCCTTAGCCAGAATGATACCTTTCATGGCAAGCAACTCCTTATATGTAGGAAGTTCACCGGCAAACGTGATATGTAAAGCCTCTTTTCTCAAAGCGGTGGTAGTTAGCGCTCCGATAGCCTTCGCTGCAGCTTTCTTACAAGCGACAAACGGACCGTTAACTTTATCCGAATTAACGGTCACCGGGCTAAACATCGTTTTGTTGAGTGTCCGGGTTATGGCCATCGGAATTTGCTCTTTTACAACCGCATATGCGACTCCGTCCGTTTGGTTAATCAATTGACTGGTCACAGAGACAGTAGCCCCCAATCGATACGGGGACGGAACGATCTTATCAATCGCAATAGTCTTATCTGTCAGCGCTGCACTTTCTCCGGCCCATTCACCCTCAATGGCTGCTACGGTAGGCCATACATAATTACCTGACAATCCAGTTTGTACTTTCAAACCCACTTTACCAAGGATCAACCCCTCTTCCAACGGCTCTACAATATCGTTAATCGCCAATGGAATCATCGGTGCGGCATTGGTAGATACCATAATAGCTTCACGCTTCAACGCGTATCCCTGCATATCACGTTCTTTGGCACGCTCACGTATCCAATTCTGGAAACCTGCCTCACGACTTACCGGAGAAGCAACGGGCGCAACTCCCGAACCGGCGATTTGAAGATCATAAATGCGGTTTTCACGCTCTAATTTCTGAACTTCCGCTTTCTCCGCATCTGTTAGCTCTTTGCCTTCACGGGCCTCAGCAGTATCGGCAATTTCATTCATGCGAGTGCAATTGCTAAAACGGGCTTCGATCATTTCACGAACTGTCATTTTCTTTTCTTTCATTTCTCTAAATATTAATAGTTAATAATAAAATTCTCGTTTGCAGGTCATCCGGATGTTGGGTATTTCACGTTTATCTCCTTCGTTTCCCTTTCCGGCACTATTACCGTCATCCGTACGGCGTACGGCTTCGTCCATCTCCCGGGCCGTTACACTGGTTTGCGCATAAGCCGGATCGCTTGCTATGGTCATATCAAAGATTTCATCGATCCGGTTTACATGACGTATCGTCATTCCTTCGGCATCTTTCGTATAGGATACGGATGTGGTTTCATCCGACCAGAAAATGAAACTTGATCCTGTCAAATCCCCCCTTTTTACCAACTCCAATGCCGTAGCACCATCCGGTGTGTCAGGAGCCTCAAAAGAATAGTAGACACCTATTTCATCGACTGTCAATTTTAACGTTCCCCGCCCTCTGTTGCTTCTGGCCAGAAGCCGCTCACGGTTATGCCAGATAGTCATTTTGATATCGAATCTATCCAAATCCTCCTGCGTTACCGCTCCCGGTTCAATAATTTCCCGGTAAACATCTCCCCAGTCAGCCAACAAACGGCTCTGCACACCGAAAACAATCGCATACCCTTCGATAATACGGCTGCTTTCCGCTGCGCCTCCGATTTCACGCAGCCGGGGCTGTCCCTGCCCGGTGAAAAACCTGCTTTCTCTTTTTTTCTGTTCTTTTTCTGCCATATATAATTCCTTGAATAAGCGTGTTATGGTTTACCCGGTTGATCGTCTTTCTCGAGCGGAGTCTCTACGTCATCTGGTTTTCCGGTGATTTTCGGTCCGTTGATGGGGGCGACATTGCACGTTATGAAGACCTGATCCCCACCCTCGACAGGCGGGCAATCTTCCGAACGCCGCAAATCATTGACCGTCTGTAGTCCGTTCGCTATCTGCTTGGTCTGATATACGCCTTTGGTGGTGAGATCCGTCGTATACAACTTTGACAAGTCATATTTGAATTTATAGTCCGAATAAGCCTTCCAAGGTATCAACTTGGCTTTAAACTCACTCTCTATCATGGTAAGGATAGGGCTCAGGCAATCCGCATAAAATCCTACCGTGGCTATCTCCGCACTCTTGTAATTAGCATTGGAATCATCAAAGAGCTTGCTTTTGGGAACATTGAAAAATCGGGCTATTTCGGTAATGGTGAGCTTGATGTTTTCTAGGAACTGCATATCCACGGAGGACATTGAGATCTGATCCAGTTTTCCGTCACCCCTTACCGGTATGATATCCTGCCCGCTATCAATAGCCTCCTGTATCTGTTCGGCATTGCTCTTCATCTGGTCATCCTGATACTCACCCCATCCCTTCATGCTATAATCATTGTGAAGAATGGCCTTGAATTTACCTCCGGTAGCAAAGCGGGTCTGGGTTTCCGCGGCGGCAGTGGCGGCAATACCCAGGGTTTGCGCGGCAAAGCTGATAGTAGATACTCCCGTATATCCACCGTCAAGGCTTATATTCTTAAAATGCAATATTTCATCACCGGGAAAGATACCCCGGACACTGTTTATAGAGTCCTCAACATAGTATGTATCACTCCACGGGTCATAAGAGCAACTGTAGGGCGTAAGCAATAGCAATTCCATAGGCTGTCCGTAGGAATCCCTACGCAAATAGGCATAGGCGTTACCAAGCAACAGCACCTGTGAAACCAGATTCTTAAAAAGTATAAATGAAGTCTGCCGGCGATTGGGACGGACTGTAAGCAAATTATAGAGAACGGCTCCCGACCCGGTATCGTAGGGCTTGAAATAATTTCCGGACCTGTCACGACGCTTGTAGATTAACGGCAGCGTGGCGACAGAATCGGAAATCAGGGAGACCGCACGGTATACGGCGGCTATTTTCATAGCGTCGGATGGCGTATGGACATGTTGCGCCCGATCCGTATAACGGGCACCTTTTTCTGATTTAGCCGCTTTCGGTTCTTCCCTTGAAAATGTAAGTTGATATCTGCCTAATTTCATTTGGATAAATATTGATTCTACTTATCCGGCCGATACACTGTTTTAGGTTACCCGTTTTACCAAACGTAATTATTAAAAAGCCACATGGACATCAGGTTGACAATGACCCCGTCTATTTTGGAGTTCGCTTTTCTCTTTACCGGTTTCTTATTCTCCATGCGGTCCTCTTCGAGATAAGCGTTACCGAACATCCAGAACGTTATCGGATTATCGGCCAGCACAATGCCCGCCGGCTTCTTCTTTGCCGCCATCTCAAACGTCTCAACGGGTGAGGTGAACGCGCCAAACGTTTGCGGGACGGCTTTAAGTACTTTCTCCGGGTTCCGACCAATACATGCAAAAGCGGCACCCAGAGAATTAACTATCTCCTGGCTCTTATAAGAGTCATAGCCTATCTGCAATATCCATAACTTTTTATTTCGGTTCAATATATCCATTACGATCATAGAGTCATCAATCACCGCCCCCGGACAAACCTTAAGATATCCCTTGGATATCCAATATTTATATAACTCCGCATTGGGATGTTCTTCCAGGGTCTTTTCCGGGATGTAGTAATCAGTCCACGAATAGAACTTTTTGAGGACTTTCGAGTAATACATGTAATTCACGGCCGAAAGGTCATCGCTGACGGAAAGGTCAAGTGATACCATAGTAGGAGGCCGCCCGGACAAACTGTCGATATCGAATCCCGGATCCGCCAATGACCGCGCCAGGTTTTGGCTGATCCATACCTTCGTCCCGGCGGAAACAAATATATTCAGCAGTTTCGTTTTGAACTCCAACATCTTCTCGGGATCGCGCATAGCCTGCCTATACATGGTTCTGTAGAACGACTCTTTAACAGTTATGCCAATATGCGGATTGCATTTCTTCCAGACATTAGGATCGCCCAAAGCGTCACCGTCCGTCTCCCATTCGTCCGGCATGAATATCGAGGCAAACAACGTATCATCATCATAAGCCCCCGAAAGGACCTTCTTGGCAATATCCAACTCTAAAACAAACGGCCCGTCAACGACTCTTGATGCTGTGGTTATAATAACCGTCAGATATTCATCCCTTGCCCCGGAAGAAGACTCTAAGACCTGAAGCAATTCCGCACCCTCGGAATGATCCTTGACATACTTAGCTGCAGCATATTCATCGAAAATAATCAGGGAGGCGTTAAGGCCATCTTTTGTATCAGCCCCACCGGAGAGACACTCGACAAAGGATTCTTTGCCGAACTTGTTCTCACGCCACTCAATATGCTCGCGTGTCTTTTTAAACGTCCTGCGTTTGGGATCCAACTGCTTGACGATCTTAGATATCTCCTTAAAACAAACTTGGGCCTGCTTGTAGCCATTAGCAGCCGTATACGCCTGGGCATTGGCATCCCCGAACAACAATTCACTCACGGCCAAAGAAGAGGAGCTGGTGGTTTTCGAAAACTTACGGGGAACAAACAGGATAGCACGGCGGACCAAACGGCGAAGAACCGTTTTCCCGCCTTCTTCCTCCCATTGATAAAACCCTAAGATCGAGGCGAACTGAAAAACCTGTACCGGAGTCAGCTTGTAACACTGCCGGCCTTTCATGCCGGAGAATTTCAAGGATTCATAGAATACAATGAACTTCTTTACCTTATTCGGACGCCAAACGTACTTATCACGGAGCATAAAAAAGCGACGCACAGCCAGTATTTCATACAGGTTGTGAGCCTCAACATCAGATATGATATCCTCGATATAAAGCCTGAGACGATGGTCGGTCTCATGCAGTCGGTAATTATCCAGGTTTATGCTGCATACCTCCTGATAATGCTTCAGCTTGATTTTTCTTGCCTCTTCCTCTTCGTCCTTTGTCATTGCCCGGTACCGATATCTTCTTTATCTATTTCATTCAGCTTTTTCATCATCTCCTCCAAAGGATCCGATTCGTTCTCCTTCGCTTTTTCATTACGCTTCAACTCCCGGTTCATATACAGGGAACGGAGATCTCTGCGCACTACATCCGCCTGCTCTTTCATCGCGGCAAAAACCGGATTGATCTTTTCCCTCGGCTTGCCTTCCCTCGAATATTCCGTGACCGTGATAGGCGTATCTTCCGATAGCGCCTTCTCCCTCAGCTTCCGGTATAACAAAATATCCGAAGCGGCCAGCTCTATTTGATACGACAATTCCGGTGCGTATACATCGGCCTTTTGCAAATGCCGGCGTATGACGGTCTTTATATTTTCAATCTTATCGCCCTTTTTAGTCATGTTGAAATGTTAAAGTTTTTAAGTATACCCATTTTGCGCAAATTCCGGTGTTTTAAGGTAACCCCGATGCCCCCACGGCCTGGATTCAAAATTCCACTTTTTGTCGATGAATGGTGTGAGTGGATTTGAGTAATTGAGGGGGTGATAAAAAAAATATCCCCCCCCTACTCTTCGAAGAACCTGCGGTTAAAAGCCTCGGTAGCCCTGCGGGCATTGGCTTTTACACTTTCCTTGGAATGGCTTTTGAGAAGCCTGTGTCTTTCAACATGGCAATCGTGGCACAAGGCAACCAGGTTGGTTCTGTCAAAGCAAAGCGATTCCATCTCCGAATCACCGACAGCTGTCTCCACAGGCCTGATATGATGAATCTCTGTAGCCGATGTATTTATACCGTTCTCTAAGCAATCCGCACACAGGGGAGTTTCCCTCAGCACCGAACGCCGTATCTTTTGCCAATTCGTCGATTGCATCAATCTGCTATATGTAGCCCTCTTTTTCATATACTTATACTGTTATCCCGCCTCCGTTTAGGCTTGTCGCCTGTCATATCCACATGCTTCTCCGCCACGGACTGCCCGTTAAACTCTTCCTTTATTTCTCTCTCTATATGATCCGGCAATAACCTGTGATCGACTACCTCCATCAGATAAGAGATCGCGTCATCAAGCGCCACACCGCCAAGACTCAGGCATAAGGACGACAAACGCCGGTGCATTTGAGGAAACAACCGGCCAATGACAGACTTTAGAATCTTGCTGCTGTTTTCCGTACGGACAAGTTCACCATCCTTTCCGAATGTATACTTTACGCCAACAATCCCATGCTTGCCCGGACGTTGGTATAATTGTATTGACTCTGAAAGGATGTATGACTTGTCCGCACCGGAAGACACCCTGTTTATCCGAAGACCTTTATTCTGAAGCTCGGTGAATATTTTAGCCAATTCCAAAGAGAATCTGTCAGACTCGCTTATGTCTTGTTCTCCTGATTCAGGGTCCGCATATTTGAGAAAAGCAGAAACTAAATTTTGCAATAATTCGTATTTACTTGAAAAGCCATATTCTTTGCAAATTCTATCCAACCGGCTATCTATAGCCGGTGAGATTTTGGTTTGTATAAGTACGGACTTTTGATTTACTATTTTCTTTCCCATTCCGAATAATTTTTAATAACTATAATTCGCCCGCTTAGGCTGATCAAGCCGGCGGCTATCCGTCAGCCGTGACAACTCTTCCTCCTTCTGGTGTATAGAAACCGTCAGGTTATTACGGATATCCGAAAGACGCAGCCACTCTTCCAAGGGAGTGTCTTTAGCTCCCAGCTTTTCATTGATCCGGTCTAACTCTTCACTGCTGCGATTAATTTGACTACGAATACACAGTATCCGATCCTGCCTGGTTTGAAATCCACCCAGACCATTACTATCTATCGTTGTTTCCATTGCTGTATTGTCACTAATTAAACTTTGGGATATACATCCATAAGTCATTATCGGATACATCACAACAGTAATTATCCGCATCTGCTGTGTCCCACACATGGTAATGTTTGTTGTAAACCAATATTTCGGGTTCATAATGTCCTTTGGCGGAAGCTATGACTAACACTGGTTCGCTCTGCTCTGATATATCATCCTCGTCCACAAATGGAAGCCGGTCTTTAGCCTTTATCCACGGAGATTGCTCTGCCTGCCAATTTGCGCCTTGCACAAACCCTACTTGAAAGGTATCTTTAACGCTGTAACCGTGGTTATCTTCCATTCCCCACGCTTCACACATTTCTTTTGCTCTTTCTTGAACCGTCTGTTTCATATTCATATCAATTATAGCTATTAGTTACTGTCCATATTAATAAAATCGATCTCGTTTACAGCCTTTAGAACTCTTAGAATGTCTTCTTGAAAATCTATAACCTGTTGATCACGAATTTTCTTCTTTATTTCAATCAAGGAAAGTTCCTGTATTCTTATCAGAGCCGGAATATCGTATACCAACTCAATCATTATTTCTTTCTTTTTCTTCATATCTTTTTATGTTATTGGTTAATATTTTCCGTCCGATGCACTCTTACTTCATTGTACCAGTTCCCTTTATATTCGCGGGCCTCAACGGTAAAGTTAACTCTGATCTTGTCTCCTACCTTGGGAGGGTTCTCAACAGGACCATCGAAACTGCAAACGGAAAAGCGCATCTTACTGTGATAACGCTCGCTGGTTTCCATGATGTACTCTCTCTTCTCCCAATCTTTACCATCCTTGGTAATTCCACCGGTGGATGGCAGCTCCACCAAAATTCTGCCTTCTGCTTCACATTTCATATATTCAGTTTTTAAATTATAATTTATCAGCCCTTATAAGTCGGTTCCCGACAACCCTGCGGGCTGTATAGGACAAGTTGCCGAAAAGTGTTAAATTTTAGACTTTAAAAGCGTAATGATTTCATTTTCAATATTTTAATTGCGCACCATAAGGTGCTTTTTATATTTGCAGATAAAATTCTGATTTTCAATATGTTATATTTTTCTGCAAATGGGCGTAAATATCCCTGTCTGGTAGCCTGATAAAAGTTTGTCCTTAAATTCACGCTCCATGTCACCTATTTCCTCCACGTACTTCTCACGCTCTTCCGGCCAGCTACGGGCAAAATTGCGTATAGTCTCCCATTGCTTTTTAGTCAGCTTACCCGAAAGATAAAGCTTCTTGTAACGCTCCTTGTACCGGGTAACTCCTATCCGGTATATCTCCCTGGCCCTTTCAAGCTGGGACACCTTTACGCCCTTGGCCGCAGACAACTCTCTGGTAAAGCATATTTCTGACCAGTCCTTATAGAATATACGGCCGATCCTCGACAAGAAGAGGTTGTCCGTTAGCTCCATCAGCGAAACAGACTGATGTTTGTATATCGTTTCGATACGAAGAATGTTAGCCCCGACATTCCGTCCTTTCTCCCCGGCCTCAAAGGTCTTATCATAGACCTTCAGGATCTTCCGGAAATACTTACTCTTCTCCGTGGTCTGTTGCTTGAACGCCGAATAGTTGGCATCGTTCCAAAGGAGCTTTCCTGAGACTTCATACATCTGTTTAATGTAAGAATCAGCAGGAAGGGACATCTTCATTGTGATACCTATCTCGTAATACGTTACCACGGCATTCTCAATCCGGACACATAGCCTCAACAGCAGCTCTTTGATTGTCCTTACGGCTATCGCGAAGGTTATCGGGCGGCTGTTATCCAGTTTCCCGGTCTTTCCCTTGGAATAGAGCTTGCAAATGGAACACGTACACCGTAACCTGTTACCGCGAATCTCGATGAAACAACCGTCAAAGTTGGCGTAAGCGGTAGACTTGTAATAGACTTCATCACCTTCCGTGCACTCCTCCAAATAGTTTCGTAAAACGATCGTCTCAATATCCGCCGTGTCAATCGTTGCCTTTATGGTTATCTTGTCGAACAT